TGCCGCTGTCAGGCTCGATGTTTCCCCGGCGTCAATCGTGATCTTGGTGGACAGGATCGATGTGCCATCGGCGTTGATGTCAAACTGTGCCGCTGATCCACCCGTTGCAGTTGCCAGTTCGCCGATTGGCTCGGTCGCCCAGAAGTCGTATTTAAGCGTATAGGTTGCCTTTGTCGTGCCGGTTGTGATGTCGCTTGTTTCATCACCGATTGCCAGCTCGACTGTTTCTGGGAATATGGCTGGTTTCAGGTGGGCGTAAGTGCCTGATAAATCCGCGTCATATGGGTTCGGCGATCTGTCAAACAGCGTGCTACCGATCCCCTCATCCATTGGTAGGTAGGCGATTGCGCCAATCTTTTCCAGTTCACTCGAATTAGTCCATGTTGTCGGGGTTGTTCCAGTAGCAGTAAACTCAACACCAGTCGCATTGCTTGCCGCCCCAATGTTGGTGAAGTCATCGGATGCAACGTATGTATTGATCCGATAGCGTGCTCCGGTTTCAAGTGTACCGCTTGTCAGTGCGGTTGTATCACCCCACCGCCACTCAGGGCCATTGGGCAACCTGCCGACTGCTTCGTCAAGTTCCGTGACTTCAGCGGCTGAGAGAAGGCGGTTGAGTAATACAAGATTAGACATAGTTCCACTGAAACTTATACCATCATCACGATAATCTCCGATAAACAGGTCGGTCGCATTTGTATCATCAAAAGTTCCTGTCTTGGCAATAGACTCAGTTGATGGAACCAGCTGACCATCTACATAAAATAATATAACTGGATCTGCTCCGGTATAATCAATCGTGATTGTGTAATGCCCGTTGCCAGTTAAAACATTGTTATCTGTTACCTTGCTGTAGTGCGTAGCAATCGTTGCCGAGTTTTGTCTTAATCTGACCTCTAGTTTTCCGTTAGCAATATGCTGCACACTTACACCATAAGATAACTTGTTAATCGAAGCTAAACTGTCATCACCAGTTATAAAGTAGTAATCGTCTCCTGCAACCGTATGATTTCTTAAAACAAAACTGATAGTGACAGCATTATCTTTAATTGGTAAAATATTAGTTGCCCCACCTCTAAACAACTTAGCGGTTCCATCAAACCAAACCCCACCAGCAGCGTCCTTTGAGTTGAGTGCGGCGATTGTGTCGTCAGCGGATGCAGCGCCCATCTCCGAGCGGGCCGCGGCATCGTCTGAAGATTGCAGCAGCGCATGTATGTCAGCACTGGTTGTTACGTCGGGCATTGATCCGCTCGTACCATCGGCCGCATCAAAAGTCCCGTTGGTCACGGTCTTTGATCCCAGGGTAATGTCCGTCCCGACATTGTGCGGGTCGATATGCGTGGTATAGTTGTCATGGGCAGCGTCGAAGGTGTATGTGCCTGTGTCGACAAGTGCTGCCTTGATCACGTTCGGACCAACCTCTGTCAGGTTCAGGGTGCCGGACAGCATTGCTTGTTTTGCCTCGTTGTATAGTGCGGATGCCATGTTGTTAGATCTCCTTTTGGTTTAATTTATTGCTACATCTGGCGGGAAAAATCTTGGTGCGATATATCGATCACCGGTCGGGGTCAGGTAGAGGCTGCCATCCGGTGTGCGGTAGTAGCTCGCCACGACAAACGCGGCCGGGGCAATCTGCAGCGCCAGGGTGCCAAGCTGTACGTCCGGAACACCAAATACCGGTACAACGGCAAGAACGCCTGGGACAATGTTCTGCCCGATCGCAGGCGTTCCAAGGCTGGCCGCACCGGGAACGACTGCCGGAGCAATCGTATGACTGAGCACCGGAGCCCCAAAGGTGTCGGAATTGCTGAGCACCGCGGGCCGTATCTGCTGCGTCAGTGCCGGTGCCCCAAAGCTCGGGGTGTTGGTGTAGGTGACCGGCGATACCGATCCAGTGACCGCAAATACCGGTGTACCATAGGTGGCAGTGTTGCTGTGCAGCGCCGGCGCAATCGTGTATCCAAACTCTGGTGCGGTAAGGGTTGGAGTAATCGGGTGCACAACCGGTCGTAACTGCTGCGATACGATCGGTGTGGCGAAGGTGGAGCTGTTAGTATGGGTGACTGGGGAGATAGAAAGCGGTAACTGATCAACCGGCGTGTACACACGATCGACGACCCAGTTAATAATGCCAAGCGTGACTACGCTGAAAATTACGTATTTAATTCGCTCGACTGTGGTTGTCTTGATACTCATGACTTTGTATCAACCGTTGAATCGACAACCAGTACAATCCCCTCTCTTATCAGGTATTCCTGTCCATCAACGGTACTCTTCGCCCACCAACCAAAGTGGTGCGGACCCAAGTCAAGATCGTTGTTGGATTGAAAGGATGAAATGATCGTTGCGGTAACTCTGCACAATGTCCCTAACGGCCCCTCCGATACGGAGAATTTTCCCGGTTCATTAACACTATCGATATCGATTTTTGCCTCCGCATCCGAGTCGGACTGGTGCCGCTTTACCTTGGCGACAAAATTGTAACCCGTGGACACATCGAGCTCGTTGCCATCGTCGTCGTAAGCAGTACCACGCAGTGTCAGGTGCTCACCTTTTTTTATAATTTCCGGTGCTTCCATTATATCCACCTTGCCTTGTAGCGACTGAAAAATCGGTCACGGATGATGTCGGTTGCGTGTATGGCGCCGGATCCGACGCCCTTCCAGTCAATGGACCGGTTAACAAATAATTCGCCGGCATAGAGTATGATTCCGGTCAGCAACAATCCTGGCACGTTCTGCATGGCGGTGCCATAGCCGGCCGTGAATGTGACCTCGACTGACTCAGGATTGTAGTTGTCCGTGTCCGGCCAGGAATAGTTTTCCTTCAAAGTAATGGTCGAAACCAGGTCATCGGCCAGGTTTGCCCGGTAGTAGTCGGTTGACAGCGTCTGCTGGGCACCCGATTCGTCATAGTACGCCACGGATGACACGGACTTGACCTGTGCCCGCGGCAGGGAAAGACGTGTGCCAGGGAATCCAGGCAGCGTGTAGACATAAGTTATGTCAAAGATCGGCCGCGACATGTAGGTCTCGGCATCATCGACAGCCGCCTCCAGGTACATGATGACCTCATCCATCTGCGAATCATCAAAAAGCTTGAGATGCTCACGCGCCCGCTCGTACAGTCCAGTGACTGTAGCGATCTCCGTCTTACTGGTCGCCTGGAGGCCCATTTAGCAGAATCCCGGTTACTCGGAAGATTCTTCTTCCTGGTCTTTTGGTTCTGGGATCTCTTCCTGAACCATTTGCCCTTCAGGAGAAGGCTGCACGGCCTTTCCCTTGGCAGCTGATGCTTTGCAGTAACCTGCCTTAATCCACTGGTTTGCTATTTTCGCATCAAGCTGACAGATAGTGCCGACATCATAGCCTCCATTTATGGCTGATACGCTTTCAATAAATTCAACTGTTTTTTTCTTAGCCATTGTAATTCCTTTGTTATCTCCTAAAAAAGCCGGGCCAAGGATTGGGCCGAGGCCCGGCTAGAACAGGAATCAGTTAATCAATAAACTTACGCTGCAGCTCCGTGCTGGAAGTAAGTGAAAGCTTTTGGATCAACCAGCTTCGCATCAACACGACGCATGAACTGGAATCCAATCTGCCCGTTTGCTGCGTACAGCTCGTTCAGACGCTTCATCACCATTCCAATGCGATCGGCAATGTAGTACTGGCTGAGGTCTCCAAACATGATAGACTTGGCTTCTGCTGCTACAGTCGGGTGACCTTCAGTAACGATAACCGGTCGTCCGAGAATTCGATCAGGCTGTTCAGCGGTCAGTCCCGGCTGCCAAATATATTGGCCGTCGCTATCCTTAAGCTTGCGAATCATTTTCACAAGAGTGTCGGAAGTGACCCATGTAGCACGGGCGCGGTAAACGCGCTTGAGAGCGTGGAAGGTGTCGATCAGGTCATTGGATGCAATTACCGCAGTTGCGGAAGTTGCCCCCTGAAAACCGGTAAGATTGACACCACCGACGGCAGTTGTAGCGAACAGACCGGTCGGCTTTCCGGTTCCATTACCATTACCAAAGGCTGAGTCCTCAAGGTTGTTGTAACGGCGAGCAGCCAATTCGGTCAGGTAAGCAGATATGTCGAAGAATGAATCTTGAAGAAGCTCCTCCGATACCTTTACGATACCCCCCTCTTTGTAGGAGCCAAGAGTCACCCGACCAAACGCAGGATCGTCGGTACCGTAGGCACCTTCCTCAGCAATCCACCCAAAGCTGCCATCATCTGTCTCAACCGGGATATTCCGATCGGATGCAGTGCGAATGACGTTGGCGGCCTGCCGGATCGGATTACCCAGATCAAGAAGCCGAACAACCTCGGTTTCGAATTCTTCCGGAACGATATAGCCACCCTCTGAATCGGTTCCAACCTGGAGCGCATTGGTATGGACGGGATCCATGCCGTTCTTGCCCCGGCGTGCGTAGCCATCAAAAAAGGCGTTGCGGTAGTCCTCGCGTCCGCGATAACCTCCAGACTCCTTTTTATCGGACGGATTAGGGCGATAGTCGCTGTCGCGGCTATTGCGTGCTTCGCTCTCAATGCGCTCCAGATCTTCATGACGCTTGATCTGCGCATTGAAGCTATCGACTTCCTTTTCGTAGTCGTCATACGTTTTTTGCTCGTCAGCAATAAGGTCGCGACTTTCCTCGTCGGCCTTGTCCAGGAGACTACGCATATTCTTAATGATAGCCCCCCGGCGTTCTTTCAGCTCAGTGATTTTACTCATCTGTATTTCCTTTATTTTATGGTTTGTTCGATCAACGCCTGCTTGCGAATGAGCAAGCTGAGGGGCGTTATCTTGTTTGAATCTTCGGAATTCTCCGGTTCATCCGGTGAATTATCGAAAAGTGAAAGATCCCAGTCGGTAAGAGATGCCGCAGCGGTCTTTGCCTCGCCCTTTGTATCGGCAAAGCCATACTCGACAGCCTCGTCAGCATTAAACCATTTTGTCTCATCGCACCAGGCATCGATCTCGTCGAACTCTTTTCCTGTACGGGCGACATAGGTCTCGACAATAGACTTTTGCATCATATCCAGGACATCGGCTTCCTTTCGCAGCTCATCAGCATTACCCCACATCAGCACGGTCGGCTTGTGGATCATCATCATGGCACCATGGGCAATCTCTATTGAGTCGCCGGCCATGGCTATGACCGACGCGATGGAAGCGGCCAGGCCGTCGATGAAAACATTAACCCTTGCAGGATGGTTCTTCAGCGCCGTGTAAATTGCATTGCCCTGGAATACGGATCCCCCAGGGGAGTCGATGTGAAGATTGATTTCCTCAACATCCAGTGCAGCTAGCTGCTTGACGAATACCTCAGCCTCGGTGCCCCAGAACCCGATTTCATCGTAAAGATATACATCCGCCGATTGCTCGGTGGCATTCTTGATTGTCAGCCAGTCCTTGCGGCCGGTGTTAAAACGAATTATTTTATTCTTCATTCACAGTCCTTTCTCCGGCCGGCGTCATATTGAGCGGCTCAAGATAAATTTGTCCCTTGTCATCCGGGAGCGGATTCATGTTTTCCTTTTCTCGGATTTCATCTGCATTCAGCCAGCCCCACTGACGGCCTATGGCATACCCCTGCATGCGTTTCAGAAAGTCGCCACGCAACAAACCATCGACGCTGAATTCAAAAAAGAAAGACTTCCGCTCTTTGTTACTGAGCAACTTTTGATTCAGAACCTGCTCCCAGATTCTCAGCTGGGGAAGGACTGTGTCAGTAACGTATTCAATATTCTGCTCCTCGATGTTGCTGAACGTGGCCTTGTCCAATATACCCACCTTGTGCGGTGGCACACCAAAAACCTGAGTGATAGCAATATCCTGATGCTTGCGTGATTCAATAAACTGCGAGTCAACATTGCTTTGCCGCTGGGCAACATACTTCAGACCCTCCTCAAGCACCGCAGTCTTATGGGCGTTATTATTGCCCTTGTAAATCCGCTCAAACGAATCGCGCAGCCGTTCTGCCGCTTCCTTGCTCAATTGGCGTGGATGTTCAAGAATTGCGCCAGGCCGCGATGAGTTGCCAAAAAACCTAGCAGCGTTATCCTGCAAAGCAATGGCAAGGCCGATAACCTCGCGAACGGAATAGATCAGGTCCATCCCAACGACGCCATTCATTGAAAAGCCTTTGAGGTGAAGGACGCGGCTCGAATCGTACAGTTTATTCTCGATCCAATATTCAATTCGCTTTTCGGATCCGCGCCTGATTTCAAGATCAGCAGGGTCAACCGGTATCAATTCGGAGATCTCACCGAGCCCGTTTCGAACGATGATTGCGACAGCATTTTTACGTAGGCTCAGGTTCCCTTGCATTGCCTGACGAAAATCAAAGCTTGTCATATCCGGATTGGGCGAGTCGTGAAGCAATGAATACATAGGATGATCCATGGCCACAACTTTGCTTTTTCCGTCCCGGCGATATAGTTTCAATGGAAGACTGGCAACAGTACCGGATATTCTATTGACGCAAGCGTAGACAGTCGAAACGCCCATTGCCTTTAGCGGGGTAACATTGACTCCGGCAGATGTTTTGAGATTGCCAAGCAGGGCCTCAATAAGCCACTTCTCCGGAGACTGCAACGTCGCGTTCCGGTGACTGAATATGTTTTTGGCTTTAGTAAATAACCCCATCCAGGATTATTAAATCTAAAGCAGATCAGTTCGGTGGCACGCTCTATAAAGCTACATATTGTAACGCAATGTTACGCGCTTTAACGCAAGGTAACAACATATTACGCAATGTAATTAATTACAAAATTTTGCTCTTGTTTAAAGTCCACCTTGTACACAATACCCATAAAGATATTACGACGATCCATAAATGCAGTGTCCCTGTATCTTGTGAATAGGTATTTCTCAAATAGCGGGCTGAAAGAAAGCGATTCAATTGGATTCCGATTCCAATCATTGGCTTTAATTCCATTTTTAAGATTTTCAACGTCCTTCATTATCACAACCAGAATATTGGCGTAATCAGTCTGATCATCGGCTTTATTGTTTTTCTTAACTACACTCATACCACCTTAACTCCAGATCCATTATTTCTTCTGGCTCTTGGCTGAACATCAGGATTTTCCTTCCACCAGTCAAGTAATTCGCTAAGCCTGCCACACCTACCGATATGCGGTGCCCCTTCCTTCCACAGTAATCGGACATAGCTGGCAGATACAGTGAGTCCCTTATCTTCAAGCGCAGCTGACATTTCCTTTGCGGTTAAGTATTTCTCTTCCTTTTCTAACATTCAATTACTCCTCTTTCTTCATAAACACTTGTACCCTGCTCCCGGTCCATGGCACGGTGGATAGCCATGATCATGGCGACAATGCCATCTATTTTTTCTGGAGCCTTTTCTTTATCCGGCCGGATGTTGCCGTTTGGATCGGATCGCATTACCAGGTTCCCCAGCATCCACCGCAGGACCGGGGTCCCGCTGTGCTGTATGCCGGCCGACAGGATTCGCTTTTCAAATTCCTTGGCCGCAGGGCTCATCCATTTGAACCCCTGGCCGATCGATGTAACCGTTATGCCATCCTCATCCAGGCGGACCGGCAGGTTGCCGGCATTGTAGGGATCGTAACCGATGTCCTGGACATCGAACATTTCGGCATCGTCGCGGATCTGCTGCTCGATGATGCTGTAGTCAATCCAGTCGCCTGGAGTAAGCATGATGTGGCCTTCCCGAACCCAGCGCCGGAATACATCCAAGACACGCTTGTCCCGCAGCTTGCGATTGTCATTGAGCGTCTCCTCCGGAATCCATAGCCGCGGCAGGACAATGTATCTGTCATCAATATCAAAAACCCAGACCAGGGCGTTAAAGTCGGTGTTGGATGCGAGGTCAAGCCCACCCCAGCACGGCTGACCTTTAAGCGATTCAATGTCGACTTCGCCTGCGCATTTGTCCCAGCGATCCAACGGCATCCATACGGATGATGATTCAATCCAGACGTTCAGCTGCTTAGTAAGAAAATTGTTGAGCGCTGACGGCAGCTGCTTCGCCCGCGCGGCCTGGTCGCGCATGTATTGAAGCCGCTTTCCTTCTCCCAATTCGGGATTGGCCTTGTACCACGCCTTTTCGTCAAACGGATCATCGTCTTTATCTATGGTTGCGATGAATACGAATATGCGATCATCCTGGTAATCACCCGTGTAACCGTCCAGGACGTTAACCCCGTGCTTTCGGTGAGTGAAGTACCAGCAAGCCCGGGAGGTGCCGGCCGTGGAGATCAACACAATCAATGGCTGATCACGGCCACCCATGCCAGAGCTAATAACGTCGTACATTTCACCGTTTGGCCATGCGTGCGGCTCATCGCCAACGGCTCCCGATGGATTCAGACCGTCCTGTGTTTTGCTGTCGCGGCCCAACGGACGGAATATAGACTCCGCCCGTTCGAACTTCATAGTGTTGTGCAAGACCTTGACCCGCTTTGAAAGCGACGGACTGCGATTGACCATGACCCTTGAGGAATCCCATACGATCTTTGCCTGCTCCTCTTTGGTGGCCACAGTGTAAACTTCCGCACCCGACTCCCCGTCAAACAGGAACAGCAATAGGGCTATTCCCCCCGCCAGCGTGCTCTTGCCGTTCTTCCGGGGTATTTCTATCAGCGACTCCCTGAAACGCCGCAGGCCGTCCTTGCCGTACCAGCCAAAGATAGATCCAACAATAAACTTCTCCCAGGGCGACAGGTGAAACTGCTCCCCGGCAAAGGGCCCCTTGTAATGGCGCAGCAACGGAAAGAAGTCGATGGCGATCATCGCCTCATTCAAATTCCACACCAGGTCATCCCGACCAAGGTCGTACAGGTGCCGCTCGCATGCCTGTATCACAAACCGGCACGCCGGAACATTTCCCTGGCATACGTCGTTGGCGTACTGGGTGACCGGGTCAACTGTGAGCGCTGTTACCATTTCGCTTGCGTGTCAGCAATTCTTCAAATGCGTCATCCGGATCCTCAATGCCGCCGGTACGCATTGATCCGGTGGGCGTCAGCCCGAGCTCAGACAGTGCCTTATTGACGGTCTCAACCGCTGCCTTTTTCATCCGCACCGCCGGATTCGATTTCACCCCGCCGCGATCACCAGGAACAAGAAGACCATGCTCTTTGATGAGATCATCGCAGTCGACGGCTTCCTGCCAGGCATCACACAGAGTCGTGACCAATATCGGATCAGTTCTTGACCACAGCCCCTTCTCCTGGAGCACAACGCTGATTCGCTTCCACGCCTTTATCGCAACCGGCTTTCCCATGAGCTCAGTTGGACGCTGCTTAGCATGGTGCTTGATACCCGTCACGTTACCTCCGTCCATGGCCTCGACCTTTGGCTTCCTGCCCCTCATCGCTTCGCCACCTTTCCGCGCGCAAACGCATCCGCGCATTCATTCAGGTGAGAGCAATTAAACGCGCTGTCACAGCCATACCGGGCGGACAACGAATCCTCAATAATTGGCCCCTTTTGGGTG